GCAACTGACAGGGAAGCAATAAGAGCTATAGTTGAAAAGCAGAAAAATTCTATTACTGTTGCATCGCTTGGAACATTTAGTACTGGTATTAATATACGTAACCTACATAATATTGTATTTGCGTCACCTTCTAAGAGTCAGATTAAAGTTCTGCAGTCTATTGGACGAGGACTAAGAAAATCAGATAATGGTCAGACTACTACACTGTATGATGTAGCTGACGATCTACACTGGAAAGGCAGAAAGAACTATACATTACTACACTCTATTGAACGAGTAAAGATATATGAGAAAGAGCAATTTAATTACAAAATGATAAAGGTTGACATAAAATGAGCGCATACACACAGTTTAAATTAGCAAATGGTGATGAGATAGTAGCTCGAGTCGTCCAAGAGCCTGAAGGAGACGACTATAATGTTGTAATAAAGATGGCTATGATGGTAGTAAGAACTGAAGCATCTGGAGATGGTTATAGATATTATTCTTTTAGACCGTGGATGTCTTTTCAGCTTGATGAAGATTACTACCAGTTACTTAACTTTAATCAAATTGTAGGTGAAGCTAAACCAGCTACAGTATTATTGGATCAGTATTTTAAAGCAATAGATAGTGAAGCTGCAGTACATACTACTAATGATGAAGAAGAGTTAGCTAATATAAGACGTATAGTATCTGAGATGAAAGAAGATTATTCAGATTCTGATGAAGATAATGTAGTACCTTTATTTAACTCTCATAAGGATAAGTTACACTAATGGAAGATACAGACGCATATAGAAAATATCCTAGTCATCGTAAATGGATGAATAAGTTATGGTTAGCTGAAAAGTTTGGTTATGTATGTGGACCTGCAGGAGTAGAAGTTCCAGAGACGGCTGTTTATGTTATAAGACCTATATATAACTTAGCTGGTATGGGAGCAGGTGCTTCTGTACAAAAACTAACTAAGGGTGATTATACATCAGTTCCTCCAGGTTATTTTTGGTGTGAATATTTTGATGGTAGACATTACTCTGTAAACTATAAATGGGCTAGTGATACTATAAAAGGTGGACAGTGGGAAGCTTTAGATAGTTGGGAAGGTATTAATATGCCTATCAATGTCAGTAAGTTTGTTGAGTGGAAGAGATCTAATAACTTACCTAAACTATCTCATGAATTTAAATCATTAGGTGATAAGGTTACTCATTTGAATGTAGAGTTTATTGATGATAAACCTATAGAAGTTCATCTTAGACTATCTCCTGATCCAAGTTATGATCATATTATACCTGTATGGGCATCAGATTTAGGTAAGAAGAAAGAACATATGGAATTACACGGTTTTGAGTTTATAGAAGCATATGATAATGCAAATGGTTATATAGACGACCCCCGAATAGGATTCTTAGTTAAATAACATATCTCCCCTCTCCCATATCGCTATATGATTATATACGATCTCGCGAAAAGTGCAACTGTTTTCTTTAGTTGCATCTAATAAAAATACATACTATAATATAATGAATTGAAGGAATTTATCATGGCTAGAACTAAACGAGCAAGTATCCATTATGTCAACAACAAAGAGTTCTCTCAAGCAGTTGTAGATTATGTACGCACTCTAAATGAGGCTCAGAAGAGCGAAACTAAACTACCTATTGTACCTAACTATATTGCATCTTGCTTTTTAAAGATCGCAGAAGGTCTATCTCACAAGTCAAACTTTATTCGCTATACCTATCGTGAAGAGATGGTTATGGATGCAGTAGAGAATTGTCTTCGTGCGATTGATAACTATAATATAGAAGCAGCTACTCGTACAGGTAATCCAAATGCATTCGCATACTTTACTCAGATCTCTTGGTATGCATTCCTTCGTCGTATTGCTAAAGAAAAGAAACAGCAAGATGTTAAGATTAAGTTCTTATCTCAGAGTGGCTTAGAAGAGTATATTGATACTAATCAAGACGATACTCATTCAGTGCAGGTAGTAAGAGCGTTCGTAGATCAGCTCAAAGATCGTATTGATAAAGTAAAAGAGAAAGACGATGAAGTAAAAGTCTTTGCTCAAGAGGAAAAGAAACGTAAGAAGCGTAATGTAAATGTTGATTCAGACTTAGGAGATTTTATAAAATGAGAATACTTGTAACTGGTTCAGATGGAATGGTAGGCAGTCGTCTAGTTAAATTCCTAAAGAATAATGACTGTACAGTGTATGAGTTTGGTGATGATAGAGATGTTAGGTCTCAACAAGATTGGCAGTCCTTTGCTGATCTAGACTTTGATTTTATTATTCATCTAGCAGCTCTTGCTGGAGTTAGACCTTCGTTTGATAATCCTGAATTGTATTATGATGTTAACGTAAATGGTACCCGCAATATGCTTGAGTTCGCTGAAGCAAATACTAAACATATTCTATATGCTTCTTCATCTAATGCTTATGAGTGGTGGGGTAATCCATATGCTGCTACTAAGAGAATGAATGAGATTCAATGTGAAGATTACTCTGCTATTGGTATGAGGTTTCATACTATCTGGCCTGGTAGAGATGATATGTTGTTTATGAAGTTTAAGAACAATCAGGTTAAGTATATCAATAGAAAGCATAACAGAGACTTTGTTCATGTAGATGATGTTATCTCAGCAATTTTTAAGTTGATTAATAACTTCGAATCAGCTATAATAGATAGACGTGTATATGATATAGGTACAGGTCATTCTACTCCTGTAGAGCAAGTCGCAAAAGTATTTGGCTTCGAAGGTGAATGGCGTGATGAGAACCCTGCAGGTGAAAGAGTTCATACTATAGCAGATATTGACCCGCTACTTAAACTAGGCTGGACGCCGAAATGGAATATATTAGATCATGAAAATAGCCCTACTTAATGACACTCATTGTGGCACTCGCAATAGCTCTGACATCTTTCTCGATAACGCAGAGAAATTTTACAATGATGTATTTTTTCCTTGTCTTCTGGAACGGGGTATTAACCATATCGTGCATCTTGGTGATTACTATGATAACAGGAAGTTTATTAACTTCCGCGCTCTTAACAGGAACCGTAATCACTTTCTTAAACCGTTAAGAGAAAATGGAATGACCATGGATATTATCTGTGGTAATCATGATACGTACTATAAGAACACTAATGAGCTTAACAGCCTCAAGGAGCTCTTGGGTCACTATATGAATGAGGTAAATATACTTCATGAGCCTACTGTCATGGACTATGACGGTTTTAAGCTTGGCCTTGTACCTTGGATATCAGCTGAGAATGAGAAGCAATCATTAGACTTTATTGCTAATGCTAAATGTGATTGGCTTGGAGGTCATTTCGATATCGAAGGATATGAGATGATGAAAGGTCGTAAGTGTGAGCATGGATTAAAACGATCTATCTTCTCTCGTTTTGAGAAAGTATTATCAGGTCATTTTCATACTAAGTCAATACAAGATAATATTGAGTACCTAGGATCGCAGATGGAGTTCTTCTGGAACGACGCTCATGATGATAAGTACTTTCATATCTTAGATACAGAGACTAGAACTATGGAAGCTATACGCAATCCTCATACTCTATATCATAAGATAACTTACGATGATCGCAATACTGATTATATGCAATATGACTTATCTCAGATAGAGAATAAGTTCGTTAAGATTGTTGTAATCAATAAAGCTGATACGTTTATATTCGATAAGTTCGTAGACCGTATTCAGAATAAGTCTATACTTGAACTTAAGATAGCAGAGAACTTCAACGAGTTTGTTGGAGAAAATGTAGAAGATAGTGAGATATCAGTTGAAGATACTTCTACTTTATTATATACTTACATAGACGCTGTAGAGACAGACCTTGATAAAGATAGGATTAAGTCTCATATGTCAGATCTTATGATGGAAGCACAAACCTTAGAAATTGCATAATGATAACATTTAAGACTTTGAGATGGAAGAACTTTCTATCGACCGGTAACAACTGGTCTGAGATAGACCTTAAGAGGAATAAGACTACTCTTGTTGTAGGTCAAAACGGTGCAGGTAAATCTACTATGCTTGACGCATTGAGCTTTGCTTTGTTTGGAAAAGCTCATCGTAACATATCTAAGAATCAACTTGTTAATACTATTAATAATAAAAATACTGTAGTTGAAGTATCGTTCAACGCATTAGGTTCAGATTTCAGAATCGTTAGAGGTATTAAACCTAACGTCTTTGAAATATGGAAAGGCGAGACGATGATTAACCAATCATCTCATGCCAAAGAGTACCAGAAGATCCTCGAACAGAACATCTTGAAGCTTAATCATAAAAGCTTTCATCAGATAGTTGTGCTAGGGTCTTCCTCCTTTATTCCTTTCATGCAACTAAGTTCTATGAATCGACGAGATGTAATCGAGGATCTTCTGGATATTAATGTGTTCTCTAAGATGAATGGTATTCTTAGAGAGAAGACAGGTCTACTAAAAGATCAGATAAAAGAAGTAGTGCATCAAGGTACTGTTAATCAGACTCAGCATGATGCTCAGAAGAAATACATACGCGATATAAAAGCTATTAATAAAGAGCAGAAGGAAGCTAAACTACAGCTTGTAGATGATCATAGAGATCAGATAAAGACTCTTAATGAAACTAATACCACTCTATCAGAGTTTGTATCAGAAAGATTTAGCGATGCAGAGGAGAGTGCTCAGCGTACATCAGAACAGATTAATGAGCTTAATCAGTATAAGTCTAAGTTTAATAATGATATAAAGAAGCTAGTAAAGGATGTTAAGTTCTTTGAGCAGAACGATACTTGTCCTGTATGTACTCAATCTATTACAGAAGAGACTAAAGAGTCTCATATAGCAGATGGCAAGAAGAAAGCCGCTGAGCTTGATACTGCATTGGTAGATGCTAATACAGCTATCGAAAAGAAATCAGTTACTTTAGCAGAAGCAGAAGAGAGTATTAGAGAGTGTAGAAAGGTACAGAGTGATATCCATGCTAACAATCAATCTATATCTCAGTTCCAATCTGCTATCGATAGAACGCAAGCAGAGATAGGCAAGCTAGATAATAACGTTGATATGGATCAAGCAGTACAAGATCTAGAGGACTTAATCTTTACTGGTAATAATCTAGTAGAAGAAAAGCTTGCACTCAATGAGCAGTTAAACTATAATATTATAATGAGTACGATGCTTAAGGATACTGGTATTAAGACTAAGATCGTTAAGCAGTACTTACCTGTTATTAATCAGCTGTGTAATCAGTACCTAGAGATATTAGACTTCTATGTTTCGTTTAACTTAGACGAAGCATTCCAAGAGACTATCAGATCACGATTCAGAGATGCATTCTCATACGATTCGTTCTCTGAAGGTGAGAAGCAACGTATAGATCTAGCGTTATTGTTTACTTGGAGGATGATAGCTAAGATGAAGAATAGTGTTGCAACTAATCTTCTTATATTGGATGAGACGTTCGACTCATCTTTAGACCACGAAGGTGTTGATAATCTTATGAAGATCATCTATACTTTAGGGGACGAAACTAATATCTTTGTTATCTCTCATAAGCGAGAGCTACTAGATGATAAGTTCGAGAACAGACTAGAAATAGTAAAAGATAAAAACTTTAGTAGGATTACATAATGGAAATAAGTGCATCAACGGTAAAGATACTACAGAACTTTGCCAGTATAAACAGTAATGTTGTTATTCAACCGGGTAATAAGATTATGACTATTGCTGAAGCTAAGAACGTTCTTAGTGAAGCTACTGTAACTGAACAGTTTGATAAACAAGTAGGTATATATGACTTGCAGAACTTCTTAAGTGTGCTTGACCTAGTTGATAATCCTTCGGTTCAATTTAAAGATAACAATATGGTTGTAGGCGGTAACGCTGGACGTGCTATGGTAAAGTATTACTATGCTGATCCTGAGATGCTAACTACGATTGGCAAGCCTATAAAAATGCCTGAAGCAGATGTGTCGTTTACGTTAGAGCAGTCTACGTTAAACGGTCTTAAGAAAGCTGCTGGCGTCTTTGGTCATAGTCAAGTATTGATTGAACCTGATAATGGTTCAGTTAAACTAACTGTTGTTGATCCAGAGAATAGTACTGCTAATACTTACTCTATTATGGTTGAGGGTGAGTATAACTCAGAAGACTTTAGCTTTGTGCTAAACATAAACAACCTTAAAATTATTGCTGATGACTATCAAGTTGATATCTCATCTAAACTTATATCACAATTCTCTAGTGTCAATCACGAAGTCAAGTACTGGATTGCTCTAGAAAAAACATCTACTTATGGAGGCTAAGATGGCTAAAAAAGAAACAACAACAATGGATCATTCACAGATTTATGAACTATCTAATCGAGTAGCACGTAGTACTGTAGCAGTAGTTGATGCGTTAACTGGCCGCGGTGCATTTAAGGGCGAAGAGCTATCTACTATAGGTCAGCTTCGTGATCAATCTTTACAGATTATTCAGCTAGCAGAAGCTTATCAACAAGAAGTGGCTACTGAATCGGAGTAGATTTATTAACCTAAGTGAGCTATACTATATTTTTATTATGAGGTTAATATGTCGAAAGATTTTCTATGGGTAGAGAAGTACCGCCCGCAAACTATTCAGGATACTATCCTACCTGAGCAGCTTAAGAGTACGTTACAAGCTATTGTCGATACTGGTGAAATACCTAATATGATGTTTACCGGTACGGCTGGCTTGGGTAAGACTACTGTTGCTAAAGCTATGTGCAAGCAACTAGGACTTGATTATATAACTATAAACGGGTCTGAAGAAGGAAACATCGACACGTTGAGAGGCAAGATTAAGCAATTTGCTTCTAGTGTATCATTGCAAGGCGGTTATAAGGTTGTTATACTTGACGAGGCAGACTATCTGAATCCTCAATCTACTCAACCTGCCTTGCGTGGCTTTATCGAAGAGTTCTCTAATAACTGTAGGTTTATACTTACATGTAACTTTCGGAACCGTATTATCGAACCCTTACATTCTCGATGTGGTGTGTATGAGTTCAATACGTCTAAGAAAGATATGGCGACTCTTGCAGGTCAATTCTTTACTCGCTTTACTACTATACTAGATGATGAAGGTGTGACTTATGATAAGAAGGCTGCGGCTGATCTTATTATGAAGCATGCTCCTGATTGGCGTAGAGTACTAAACGAAGGTCAAAGATTGTCTATTGCAGGATCTATCGATGCATCTGTAAGTGTTGTATCGAGTGATATGTTTGCTACTCTATGTAAACATCTTAAAGCAAAAGACTTTAAGTCTATGCGTAAGTGGGTCGTAGATAGTATGGATATCGATACCGTTGCCATATTTAGAGGACTATACGATAATATGAATGAGTTCGTAGTACCTGCTTCTATACCTCAATTGATTCTTATACTTGCTGACTATCAGTATAAAGACTCGTTTGTGGCTGATCATGAGCTTAATACTGTAGCTTGTATGACTGAGATTATGGCTAACGTGGAGTTTGTCTGATGAATCCTTTTACCTATCTTAACAGTATTAACTTCTCTAAAGAAGATGTTATGGTCGATGATGTTGCTGAGAAAGGCTATAACTCTTTTCTTATTAATCGCTCTATGTCCTACTTCTATGATACTG